CCGGGATAACAAACTCATTCCTTGCTAATCGTGCAGGTTGATCTTTGCCCGCCATGCCGCCTTCGATATAAGCATAGATATCATCAGACATGCCGTCACCAGGGCCACGCAGATACCTACCTTCGCTAATCACATCACCGCCTTCTGCATAACCAACCATCAAGTCATCAACTGAGCCGCCATACGCCAGTCCGCCACCTGACGTATCTGTTCCGCCGGTTACCGTGCTGTTACCGCCTGCGGTTGTATCTGTACCTGTGGTATTGAATTGGATAGCAGGTTGCTGACCAAGTGATTGGTAAAGCCTCTCAAGCCCCTGCGAGTACCCTTGCTGGCCAGCAGCAATTTCAGCCTGCGTAGGCCCATATCTTTTAGCCGCTTCAGTTGGATTGAACTGGAATGGATTGGGATTGAAGAACAGTGGCAACCCAACCATGGGCTGGTAAATGTTTTGGCCTGATGGGGATTTCTGTGCAGCCGGCTGAGGTGGAAGCATGGGAGCCGTGAGCGCACGGTTGTATACCGGGGCTTCTTTGTAAACAGGCATCTTTACTTCTGGCGGTTTGTTTCTCAGAGCGGATGCTAGTGCAGCTATGCCAAACCCAAGTGTCGCTAATGCTTTGTCGCCACCTGTGGCATTACCAGAAAGAAAGCGTGTGGCTATGTTGTTGCCACCTAGGATTGACGACCAATCGGTTCCTGCGGTTGCATTGCCAGAAGACACCTCGCCCTGCCCTTGCTCGGAATCGCCATATCCAAAATCATAATTGTATTGGCCGCCGTCGCTCATAACCTACTCCGGTATCGAAGAAACAAATGTTGCCGTCAATATCACTGACGGAATGGCCGGTCTGGTTGGTGTAGTTCCGGCTGCATAGTGTTCAATATAAGCCAGCACGTTACTTGTACACCAGTACAACTCAACATAATCACCGGCTAGAAATGAATCAACGAAGTTTAGACTAGCTACTACATGGTAAGGGTCTAACGCCGACTTCCTTGGCGCCAATCCAAACCGACTGTTAGAGTTGGCTATATCAACACCGTTCTTTTTGAACCAGATGTCGATATCTTCCGTGGCATTATCCGTGTTTGCTAACTGAACACTAAATTGAATGTTGTAGACACCTTCATAAGCGAAGGTAATCTGACTGCTATTTTCAATAGTCACACCGTTTTCAAACGATATGCTGTCAAACGTGATGGGATAGGCTGTTGTCGTCGAGCCAGCAATCTGATCGGTCGTATCGTAAAACGCACCAAACGGCAAGCTCAGAAACTTACCGCCCGTGCCTGCAAGCACATTCCTCAATGCGTTGTCTAAACGATTGAAGTAAAGGCGCAAGATATTTGAGTACTGATCTTGGTAAAACGCTGAGTACTCAATAGGCGCTAATGCAAGCGCCGGCGCAGCAGGGACGTCTAGTCTTAGCGTCATATGCCCTGCCCCGTTGCCCGACCGTCAGCCTTGATATCTATCCTTGGCGCACCTAGCTGCCATGTGCAACCAAGCTGATTGGATTCAACCTTAAAGATCATCTGACGCCCACGCACCCTGACATAAACCTGTCCGGTAAACTGCTCAATCGTTGTTGTCGATGTACGCACAACCGAGGCTGACGATGATCCGCTATTAGACTGAGGATTGTTGTACCCAGATCCAGAGTTCATCATGGGTATCAGCGTCATGGTTACAGCAGGGGACGTAGCTTCTGATCCCTCGAAAGTGATATCAGGAAGAACCCTGTACACGTACCCTAAGTTATGGCCGTCTTGGATATCAAACTCGGCAGACTCAATGTAAGCATTAATCGCAGCCGCAGTACCGGTCTCGTTGTCATCAACGCCACGCTCATGGTCTACGATGTTGTAGTTATAAGTCGCAGCCTGCGGGTATTGCCTTAGACCGGAATCACTCCAAGCTGTCCTGGCCATGCTGCCGTAATACCAAATATTCTCTGCGTAGTTGTACACCACATAGCGATTAACGGTTGTGCTATTTGCAGAGCAATAGAACCACCAGACTTCGTTGAAGCCTTCGTTCGTTCCTGCAAAAACCTGGAAGTTTTGATACCTGTTTATGTCGTTAAAGACATGCCGGCGCAGGTCACAGTTCAGCGTTTGCACCCGTCCGTTGTACAGGTAGAACTTGTCAACACCCATCCAGTACGTAACACCCGATGCAACCGCCGTGGCGTTAGGTCCGATGATGGACGTGTTATCCGCCAAGATCTGAGAGCCCCACACAAGCGGCGCCCCCAAGTACTGGACCGAAAACAAAGCAGAGTCTGTCCAAACAAGAATCTCTTGCCGCTGCTGCTGTACAGTAATGATCTGGGACCCATGAGAGAGCCTGATTGATCCGGCTGTATTGGTTGCCGATGGTCTCCAATCCACCAAGGATTCCTGATCGCACCAGCGAATGAGCATGGGATCAACAACCGAGCTATCAATGTCATTGGTCCCAAATACCATCAAATACCGTAGCGCATCTGAGATCATCAACGAATATTGATACTTAGGGACGTCCTCAAGAACCATGGACTGTGTGCCTGATTGCGTACCAGATGTTGTAATAAGCGAGCCTGTTGGCGTAGCCGAAAGGTTGGCTGTTAGCCCAGACACGTTTCTCAGATAGTACGTTGTACCAGCCGTAAGTCCTGTAGGTAATGCGCCTGTGGTTGAAAACGATACCGCTGTCCCTTCTGACAGAACAACACCGAACGTCACAACACATGGCCCAGCGATGGTAAGCGTAACCGTCCCGCCAAGACTACTAAGCGCAACACCTCTTGATGTCAGTCCGCTTGTTGCATCCCAGTAGTAAATGCCAGCCGCCCGTGGTCCAAATACCAAATCCTCGCCCCAGTTCCCTGCATTCCAAATCCTAAGTGGATCAGTAACCTGTGGCGTCACACCCCATGACCCAGAACCCCATGCGCCAGCTCCCCATCCGATAAGAGGAACTTGGGCCACGCCTGGACCCGTATTGACTTGGAATGCGCCAAGCGAAGAACCGCCACCATTACCAACATCTGAAGCATTGGATGTAACGGTTGCACCGGTCGATGGGTCCGTCGCCGTGAAGGTAAACGTATTAGCCGTAGGTACAGAGGTAATTTGATACTGCTGATTCAGTACCGGTGCCGTAATGTTTCCGCCCAGAGACACAGCCCCTGAGAAGGTAACAAAGTCACCAATAATTGCTCCATGATTAGAGCAAGTCACTGTAATGGTTGATGAGAATGGCGATGTCGTGACCGCCGCAAACGTAACCGATGCCGTCTTCCGTATAGGCGTGATGTCGTAATACGCACCACCCTGCTCAATGTAATATTTAAGGTTGGTTCCTACACCAAGCAGGTTAGAGTTACCAAGCGTTACCCAGTTCCAGAGAGAACGACAGATACCAAGGAATGTAGCTTGTGATATGCGTACCCATCCGCCAATCTTCTCAGGCGTACCTTGGCGAAAACGAACCTTCTCAGAGACATACCAGCCGTTCTCATTTGTATAGCGGGTATTCTCTTTATTGACTCCAGGCTTATAAAGCGTCTTGACTAATGGCATTCGTCACCTCATCAGCGCGGCTTCAGCCGCACGTCGGCGGGTAAGCCCAGGAAGGACTCTGCCAGCAGCTTTGTTCCACAACATGCACTGATCGGCTGCACCATCCCAGTCCCCCGCATCAACACGCTTTTTGAAGGTGGAAACCCGATAGTTCCCTAAGCCACAATTGTAGACCCAGCTTGTCACAGCGGCAATGCGTCGGGGCAAAGCGGTTTGTATGCTTGGGGACATCTTTACCAAACCACGAACAAAATACTCCACATGGTGATCCAGCGCATTCTCGCACTGCTCGATTGTCCAAATCGTATCGGGATTGATGTTGGGTCCGGTGGCCCCCCAGCCAATCGTCCAAGGGTGTCCTCTGGTACCGGGATCGGGATAGGCTTGAACTCGTCCATCAGGCAAACGCTTTGCCAGCCCCTCAAAGGGCTTGATCAGTACATCCTTGCAAAGCTTCTTAGCCTCATTCATGTCTTTTGATATTTTTCTATACTTCTTCCGACGAACCAAAAACTGATCATCATGTTCAACATGGCGAAGTCATCCTCGTCATAGCTCCTGGTTAGGACTTCAGCCCAGTTAGCATTGGTCTGGAAAGCAATCGTCAGACCAGCAGCTTTGACAGCCACGTATACGCCAAATGCAATCCAAGTAAGACCGGGGCGGGTAATAGCAGTGATAAAAGAAGCCAACCAACCAGCCTCTTTTGCTGTTTGGGCTTGTTCCTTAAAAGCCTCCTTAATCGTGTCCATTTGCGAGATCGAGTAGTCCACATACTTCTCCTCCATCTTGAACTCGCCTCGCAGCTTCTCAAGGTCGGTCTGAAGCTGGAACATACTCAACTCATGCTGACGTTCGTTCTTCTTGTCCAAGAACTTCAGCACTTCCGGGGCGAGGCGGAAGATACCGCCGAAGATGGAACCAAGAAGACCGCCGCTTAGCAGATCAAACATGACTAACCCTTAGCTGTTACAACGTCTTGGCCTTTCTTAACCGTAACCTTGGAGCCTTCAACATCAACTTGCATGGGCTGCTCGGCTCGGTCCAGTTTGTCAAGACGATGGATAAGATCTTTGATCACTTCAAACTCAGGCTTCTCTTG